AGCCCGTACAAAAACCATCGAAATCCCCGGGTTTTTTTGAGTTTTAGCCGGCAGTTTCGCGTTCTTAAAACGGTACGTAACTTGCGTGGGGCGAAACGCTAACAATGGCCAAGGCTGGGCGACGACCAAAGCCGACTGCACTTCGCATTCTTGAAGGGACCGCGAAAGCGAAACCGACGCGAGAACCATCCGCTCCCGTGGGCGTCCCTCCGATGCCCGAGCGTCTCAAGGTTGAGCCCGTCGCTGTTGACAAGTGGAACGAGCTCGCCGGCATCCTCTCGCGGATGGGCGTGCTGACAACCGGCGACGGCGAGGCGCTTGCGACGCTGTGCGAGGTTCACGCAGCAGAGCAGGCGTGCCTCTTGCAGCTGCGGGCGAGCGGTGCGGTGTCGCATACCGCAGCCGGCGGCATGAAGCCGAACCCGGCAGGCCCGATGTACCGCTCGCTGGTTGCCATGAAGGCTAGTCTGTTGAGTGAGTTCGGGCTCACTCCAAGTTCAAGGACGAAGCTTGCCACGCAAGTCGAAGTCAAAAAAGACGAGCTCGAAGAGTTCTTCACCGCGCACGGTTAGCCGGCCGGGCATCGACCAGGCCAAGGCCGAGCGTGTGTTCTCGTTTTTCGAGAAGGTGCTCAAGCACTCCAAGGGGCAAACGGCGGGCCAGCCGTTCCTCTTACTGCCGTGGCAGAAGTACGTCCTTGGCGAAATCTTTGGACGGCTCAAGCCAGATGGCACGCGGCAATATCGCCAGGCGTACATTGAGGTGCCGAAGAAGAACGGCAAGAGCACGCTGCTGGCCGGCATTGCTCTCTACATGCTGGTAGCTGACGGCGAGATGGGCGGCGAGTGCTACGGGGCGGCTAGCGACCGCGAGCAGGCCGGCATCATCTACCGCGAAGCGGCGTCGATGGTCCGCTCGTCGCCTGCACTGTCCAAGGTGCTGGAGGTGCTCGACTCCCGGAAGACCATCGTTCACCGTGCGAGCAACTCGTTCTACCGTGTGCTCTCGGCCGATGCGTTCCGCGCCGAGGGGCTGAACGTATCGTGTCTGCTGTTTGACGAATTGCATGCCCAGCGTGGCGACAGGCGTTTATGGGATGCACTCCGCTACGGTGGCGCTGCGCGTAGATCGCCAATCTGTCCCATCTCAATCACAACTGCAGGCGAGGCCAACAAAACGCACATCTGGTACGAGCAGCACGACTACGCCGAGCGGTGCCTGGCCGATCCGGCGTTTGACCCGTCGTTCTTTGGGTGCATCTACGCGGCAGACCGCGAGGACGACTGGAAGAGCCCGGAAATCTGGAAGAAGGCCAACCCGTCTATCGGCCACACCATCACCGAGGAGTCATTTGCCGCGGACTGCAAAGAGGCTGAGAACTCCGCAACTAAGCTCAACGCCTTCCTGCGGTATCGGCTCAACATCCCCACCACGTCGGACGTGCGGTGGTTGCGGCCCGATCAGGTGGCTGAGTGCATGGGGCCGCTGTCCGAGCCGCTTGAAGGACGAGACGTGTGGTGTGGCCTGGACTTGGCCAGCAACTACGACACCACCTGCTTTTCTGCAGTCTCGCCCAACGATGCCGGCGGCTACGACGTGCATGTGATGGCGTGGGTTCCCGAGCACAACGCCGCGGAGCGGGAACGAAACGACCGGGTGCAGTATTCCGCGTGGCATCGCGACGGGTGGTTGCACTACACCGAAGGCAAAAGCACCGACTACAAGCGAGTGCGGGCCGACATTCTTGAGTTCTGCCAGAAGCATCGCGTGCGTCGGTTGGCAGTGGACCGCTGGAACGCGACGCAGTTGGCCACCGAGCTGGCCGATGACGGGCTTCCGGTGACGCTCTTCGGCCAGGGCTTCGCGTCCATGACAGCACCGACTCGCAAACTCGAAGCGTTGATCGTGGACCGAAAGGTCCGTTTTGGCGGGAATCCGTTGGTAAGTTGGCAGTTAGGTAACGCTGCCGTCCAAACGGACCCCGCGGGCAACGTCAAGGTGTCGAAGGCGAAGTCCACCGAGCGCGTGGATAGCGTGGTGGCCACGATCATGGCTGTCGGCGTCCACATGGGCGAGAGCATGAAACAAGCCGAGATGCCTGAAATCTCCTTCTGGTGAGGTGCCCGTGATTTCGCAAGCCGAGAGTGCCGTGCCCGAGATCAAGTGGCTGGAATCCCGCATGAGCCGGTGGGATGACCTCGTTGCCATGGCCGCCGAGACTGGCGTGCGGATCACGCCCGAGACGGCGATGAAGACGGCGGCGTACTTCGCGTGTGCTCGCGTGATTGCCGAGACTGTCGCCAGCCTGCCTCTTCATCTCTACCGCCGGCTGGACGACCACAACAGCGAGCGGGCCAAGGATCTGCCGCTCTACAACGTGCTGGCTAAGCGTCCTAACGGCTGGCAGACGCGGTATGAGTGGGTGGAGCAGATGTGTCTCCACTTGGGCTTCTACGGCAACTCGTACCAACTGAAGGTGCCGGGCGACCGCGGGAGCGTGGATCAGATTTACGCTCTGCACCCTGCCGGCATGAAAGTTGTGCAGGAGAGCGATAAGGCTCTGGCCTACCTCTACACCGACCCGAGCACCGGAAGGCAGCAGGCGTACCGCGATGACCAGATCATGCACGTTCGCTGGCTGTCGTTTGACGGCATCAACGGCGAAGTTCCTGTTGAGCTTGGCCGCGACGCGATTGCGTTGGCTCGCTCGCTCGAGCAGTACGCCGCGAGCTTCTATCGCAACAACGCTCAGCCCGGCATCATCCTGCACACCGACCAGGCGTTGCCGCGTGAAGTCCGCGAGCAGCTGCGTGACCAGTGGGAGTCGGCGCACCGCGGCCCGGCCAAGGCTGGCAAGACGGCGATCCTGAGCAACGGGCTCAAGGCCGATACAGTCTCGGCCACGAACCAAGAGAGCCAACTGGCCGAGCTCTGGATGCAATCGCTGCTCGCCATCTGCCGTATCTGGCGGATGCCTCCGCACATGATTCAAGAGTTGGGTCGGGCGACGTGGGGCAACCTACAAAGCGAAATGGTTTCGTTTGAGAAGTTCACTATCGGCCCATGGCTGCGGCGGATTGAAGGGGCCATTGAGCGGGACGTGCTGCCCGAGGACGGCGACCTGTACGCCGAGTTTCTGGTGGAAGGGCTGCTGCGTGGCGACATCACGACTCGCTACCAGGCGTATGAGGTGGCGATCCGCAACGGCTGGATGACGCCGGAAGAGGTGCGGATGAAGGAGAACCTAGGGCCGCTGCCCGAGACGGAAGACGACTCGCCTGGCGAGGTTGAGGACACGCCGGGCGACGCCGTCGAGGACGTGGCCGAAGAGGACGACACCGAGGACATGCCGCCGGAAGGCGACGCAAGCACGGAGGCTGGCGATGGAACTTGAACGACGCGATTGGGAGTTCTCTGGCGACGATGACGGCCTCGTGGTCGAGACTCGCGCCGATGGCCGAGCCGTAATCAAAGGCTATGCCATCGTCTACAACCGCCTGAGCGTTGACCTGGGCGGGTTTCGCGAGCGAATCCTGCCGGGTGCTTTCGACGCCGTGCTGAACCGCCAGCGTGGCCGGGCTGACCTCGTCTCGTACTACAACCACAACCCCGACATTCTGCTGGGCCGCGAGTCGTCCGGGACGCTCACGGTCGGCACGTCCGACAAGGGCGTGTGGTTTGAGGTGATGCCGCCGGCCAGCCGGGCCGACATCATGGAACTCGTGGCCCGTCGCGACGTTCGTGGTGCGTCTTTCACGTTCACCGTGGACAAGGGCGGCGAGGGGTTCACGACTGACGAAAACGGCCGGGCGATTCGCGAGATTCGCGCCGCCACCCTGTACGAGCTTGGGCCGGTTGTGCAGCCGGCTTACCCGGCAACCAGTGTCGCTGTGGCCATGCGTGCGGTTCAGGCTTGGCTGGCAAGCCAAGTTATTCCTGAGGCGACGCCGCAGATTGTTGTTGCCGACATGCTGCCGGCGTCCATGCGGCTTCGTTCCGCAAATCTCAGGAGTCACATGCGTGACACAAGCCGGTAGCGTCTGCCCTAAGTGCAAGGCGAATCGTCTTCGCACGCGGTCCAGCCATCAGCACGGCGAGCACCACCAAGTGAGGTACTTGGAGTGCTGCGGCTGCGACTACAGAACCAAGGCAGTGGTTCCGGCCGACACCGTCTGGCGTCGCTGCGTTGTACCGTACAAACAAGCCTGAGTGAGAAGCGGCCGTTTTGCCTTAGTGTGAACGGGAGACACGGAACGTCACCGCACACTACGGAGCGCCACGGATGGCCACTCAACTCTCGAAGCTTCAGGACCGGGCCGCTGCTGTGGCCGCCATGCTGGACGAACTCTCCAAGGTTGAGGAGCGTTCCGCGGAGCAGGCCGCCGAGTACGAGCGGCTTGCTGGCGAAGCCGAAGGGCTGGAGAAGGAGCTGTCCCGCGAGCACGCGATTGCGGAGAAAATCACCGCTTTGCGTGGCAAGGTGGCCGCGACTGCGAAGCCCGTCGAGGTTGCCGCGGTGAATGCGGCCCCGGCCGTTGGCCCGTCGTACTCGAGCCGTGCCGCGAAGCACTTCCGCTCTTCGAGCGACGCGGAGGCGTGTGGCCGCTGGATTCGCGGCTTCGTTCTTGGCCGTGCCGAGGATCGGGCGTGGTACACGAAGAACGTCGAAGAGCGTGCCCTGTCGCCAAACGACAACAACAAGGGGGCAGTGTTCATCCCGGACACGTTTGCCAGCACCGTGATTCGTTTGGTTGAGTCGTTCGGTTCGTTTCCGGCTCAGGCGAACAACCTGACGATGGCGAGCGACACGCTCTACATCCCGCGTCGGACGGGCGGAAACACCGCGTACCACACCGCGGCCAACGCCGAGACGACGCAGACCGACATGGCGACCGACAACGTGATGCTGTCGGCCAAGGAGGTGAGGGTTGGCACTCGCGTCCCGAACCAGCTGATTGACGATTCCGCCATCGACCTGGCCTCTCTCGTGGCCGAAGAGTTCGCCCTGGCCATCGCCCAGCGGATTGACCTCGACGGCTTCACTGGCTCGGGCGTTTCCGCCAACGGTGGTATCCGCGGCATCCAGTGGCTCTTCGAGAACCAGAGCAATATCGCCACGGCGGCCAACATCAGCAACTCGGGCCAGACGAGCGTTGCCAACCTGACGATTGACGATTTTGCGGCGGCCGTCGCGAAGGCTCCCACCTACGCGATTCAGTCGCCGACCGCTGGCTGGTACTGCACCCCGCAGATGCACGCCTTGGCCATGCAGTCGCTGGCCCTTGGTGGCAACGGTGCACTGGCGAATGAGGTTGTGGATGGCGTGCGTCGGCCGTCGTTCATGGGCTACCCGGTCTACTACAACAACGTCATGCGTCAGACCGCCAGCACCGACCAGGTGGTGGCCCTCTTCGGCGACCTGAAGAAGTCCAGCCACTTCGCCCTGCGTCGCCAGGTTGCGGTACGGGCGTCTACCGACCGCTACATTGAATTTGACCAGACCTATCTGCAGGCCACGTGCTCGTATGACGCGGTCACGAGCGACATTGGCGACGCGACGACTGCCGGCCCGGTTGTGGCTCTCATCCTCTGATACCTCTTACGCACCAGGAAACCAGAACCATGAACCACTGCCAGAACACCAAGTCGGTCCTCAACATCTCGCCCGGCGTTGCCGGCGTAAACAGTGCCGCCACGCACACCGTGGCCATCGACTGCCTGGGCTTCGATGCCCTGTCGATCGACGTGGCGTACCGCTCGCTGGCCAACACCTCGGCTCCGAGCGTCCTTGGCCTCCGGTTTGCGGATGCCGATGCCGCCACGTCCTACGCGACGGTAAGCGGTCTGGTGCAGGGCACGGACTACACGGTTGCGGGCGTCACCAATACCGCGGTTGTGAACATCACGCGGTTCGAGCTTGGCTCGACCAAGGCTCTCCCGCGGTTCGTTCAGGTTCGCGTGACTCCCTCGGCCGATGCGACGGCGAACGGCACCAACAACGACGTTGTGGTTGCTGCTCGTCTTCACAAGGGCGAGGTGGGCATCGACAACGCGACCGACGCGAACGTGACCACGCGAGTGGTGTACGGCGGCTGATAGGTTTCTGACGACAACTCCAACCTGAGGAGGAGCCGTGGGCGCGGCGAATCCAGCGGTGGCGGGCGTGCAGCCTGCCATCCTGCAGACCCCTAGCGGGCCAGTGCGCTTGCACTGCGCCATGTCTGTCCCTCGTCTGGGCTGGCAGGACCACATGTTCTGCTGGGCCCGCGGGCTGATCCCCTACGGCATCTCTCCGATCCGCATGGAGGGTGCATTCTGGGGCCAGTGCCTAGAGCGTGTGCTTACGGACATCGTCGAGCACGATGAGCCAGAAGGCAAGCCGCCGCTCTGGATCCTCACGCTCGACTACGACAGCATCTTCGCCCAGGACGCCGTGCCGAAGCTGCTGACGTATGCCGTGGCCAGTGGCTACGACTTCGTGGCCGCCATCCAGATGAAGCGTCGTACGGACGAGCCGCTCTTCACCATGGTGAGCGACGGCGGTGAGCGGATGGCTGAGGTTGGCCGCGACACGTTCATCTATCACAACGTCGTGCAAGCCAACACGGCCCACTTCGGCTTGACGATGCTGAAGGCAGAGTCGCTCAAGAAGATGGAGCACCCGTGGTTCATCGGCAAGCCCAACGAGGATGGCCGATGGGAAGACGGGCGGGTGGATGATGACATCGCTTTCTGGCTCGGTGCTCAGAAGGCCGGCTTGAAGATTGGCGTTTGTCCTCGTGTCTCGCTGGGGCATGCGGAGGTTTGGATCAAGTGGCCCGATCAGCAGATGAAGGCCAGCCTGCAACACCCTGGCGACTTCTGGGAGCGTGGCGGCAAGCCGCCTGACAACGTATGGCAGTGAGCCTTGGCGAGCCGGTGAACGTGCGAATGCTCCGCTCCTACGGTCGCTACCGTGCCGGGCAGATTGTGCCTGTGACGGGTGGCCTGGCGAGGACGCTGGAACTCCAGCGGTACGCGGTGCGTGTCGCCGCAGAGCCGGCGTTTGAGTTTGCCGTGGCCCCCGAGCCCGAGACGGAGCGAGCCGTGGCCCCGATTGCCAAGGCCAAGCGTGGGAGGCCCAAGCGTGCGTAACTGGGAACTCCCGGCCACCAGCGGACGGTATCGCAGCCTCACCGTTTCGACGGCGAGCGGCAGCGGGGATCGTCCCGTAACGGTTTCCGAAGCGAAGGAGCACCTTCGCATTGTCGATTTCACGGGCGACGATACCTACATCGGCGCTCTCATCGACTCGGCTACGACGTGGTGCGAGGACTATTGCGACCGCACCTTTGCCGACAAGACGTACACCGTGGCGTTCGATGACTTTCCGGCTCTCCGCACTGAGCTACCGCGCCCGCCAGTGCGGCTGAACGGGACTGCCGCGAGCGCCACGGTGACTATCTCCTATGTCGATACGTCTGGCTCGACACAAACTCTGACGTGGGCGCAGTCTGGAACGCAACAGTTCCGCGTAGACCGCGACCACGTCCCTTGCCTTATCTATCCGCTGTACCTGCAGGATTGGCCGTCCGTGCGTCTGGACGACAAGTCCGTGCAGATCACCTACCTGGCTGGCTACGGCGGTGCGGCCAACGTGCCGACGCCGGCCAAACACGCCATCAAGATGCTGGTGGGCCACTGGTACGCGAGCCGCGAGGCGGTTGGCTCGGTTGGCCAGGACGTGCCGCTAGGTGTGGCGGCGTTGCTCGAACCGCTCAAGTGGAAGCAGTACGCATGACCATCGAAGGCCGGATCGCCATCGACGTTGGGTTTACCGACACGCACACCACGGAAGGCGTGAGTGCCGTGCAGCGGATCACGTTGACGGAGACGGACTCGTATACCAGCGGCAAGGTGGCTGTGCTCACCGGGACCATCACGACTGCAGGGACAACGTTTGGCTCGGCCACTGGCTACAGGGACGCATCTGGCGATACCGTCACGTTTACTGAAATCGACCGCGTGGCCTTTAAGGCCAGCCAAGATTCAACATTAAGCGACGACGCTGGCTTTTCAAAGATTCGTTGCCGCACTGGGCGAGTCGCAGTAGGAGAACTTCGCGTTGGCGGCGGGGAGGTTCTGACTCTTGCGCGAACGTCGGCACTCACTTGGACGGCCGGCACCGCCTCATACACGCTCGTCATCTACGGCACTTAGCCCATGCTTCGCTCTGGCACCATGGACCGCCTTGCCGTGTTCCAGACTCCAGCCGAGTCTGCCAACGCTATCGGCGAGCCGATTCTGACGTGGAGCGACTTCGCTACGCGGTGGGTGGCCATCCTGCCGCTGAGCGGCAACGAGCAGATCACAGCTCTGGCGGCCGAAGGCAGCATCACGCACCGCATCCGGCTTCGGTACACGTCGGGTCTCAAGCCGAAGATGCGTTTTACCTGCGAAGGCCGCACGTTCGAGATCATGTCTGTGGTTGAGCGTGGACGCCGCGAAGAGCATGAACTGATGGCGTCGGAGGTTGTCGACTGATGGCGAAGTTTGCAACCAGCGTCGATGGCGTCGAAGAGATCCTGCGTGGATTCACGCGGCTCTCTAAGGGCGTGCAGCGGAAGTACCTAGGCAGCAGCGTCCGCGAGGTGGTGAAGGCCGCGGTGCCGGAAGTGAAGGCGTTGACGCCAAAGGGGCCGACCGGGAATCTTCGCCGCTCGGTGGGGCTCAAGCTGGAGAAAAAGAAGACCACCACGGCGGTGGGAATCGTGGGCTATCGCAGCAACAGCAAGGCCAACCGCAAGAATACGGAGCTCGGCTTTCACGCCTTCTGGACAGAGCAGGGCACGAAGGACCGCTACCCCAAGAGCGGCACGGCCCTCAAGATTCCGATGAAATACGCCCGGAAGTACGACTACCTCAAGGGCAAGGCGTCGCTGATTGGCGGCGACGACAGCGGGGCGGTCCTGTTTCGCAGCGTCCGCGGCTACACCGGCAGCGGCAAGTTCCAGCGGTGGGCCGAGCAGAATCTGCCCCGCATGAAAGAGCAGTTGGTTGGCAAGCTCGAAGCCAACCTCTCCAAGGCGATTGCCGAGGAAGAGCGTCGAATCATCCGCCGGAAGTACGGGAAGAAGTGATGCCAGCCGTCACCTACATCGACGAGACGGTGCGGCAGGTCATCGCGGCCGATGCCGAGATTGCGTCCATCGTGGGCTTGCGAATCTTCTCGACGCAGGCACCGCAGGGCACGGATCTGCCGTGCATTGTCTACGCCCAGGACAACGCCAGCCGCGGACCGTTTATGCACATGACGGGCATGACGGGAATCACCCGCGTGACGTACCAGATTTCGTGCCTCGGCATCTCGCTCATGGACGTGCGAAACCTCTCTAGGGCGGTGCGACGAGTCCTACAATACAAGAGAACTGCGGCCATCCGGCTGGCTGTCGTGAAGAGCGACGACGACACCACGGAACCGCAGGGCGGCGGCGAGCAGCTGCCGATATACCGCACTGATTTGTCTGTAGAGATCACGTACCAGGAGCCGTAACAGATGGCCAATGATATTGGGCAGGGAACGTTCGTTGGTTTCGGCACCGCGCTTCACACCGCGACGGGCTACAAGATCACTGGCGTCAACCACAGCGGCGTGAGCCGGGCCGTGGCAGACGCCACCCACATGCTCAGTTCCGCGAAGGAGTTCGTGGCTTCGGCCATCTACGACCCTGGCGAGCTCTCGGTGGAGGTGCTCTTCGATCCTGCCGTCAAGCCGACTGCCGACCTGGCGAACGTCGCCACCAATCAGGTGGTGAGCGTGTATTGGGCCAGCGGTGGCACCACGACAACCCTGTGGAGTGCCTTCGGCTACGCCACGGGCTTTGAGGCTTCGGCCGCAATGGAAGACATGAACAGCGGCACGCTCACGATCAAGCTGAGCGGCACGCTGTAATAGAGACAGGAGGCGCGGATGGCTCTGACTCGTGACCAGATCAAGGCCAAGCGTGGCGTACGCCAGCGTGTAGCCGTCGAGGTGGCAGAACTCGGCACCGTCTACGTGGCCAAGTTCTCTGCCAAGGATCGCGACCGCTTCGAGCAGATCGTGACCGGCGGCAAGGTTGGCGGCAACGTCAACTTGGAAAACGTCCGAGCGCGGTTTGTCACGCTCGTCTGCGTCAACGAAGACGGCACGCGGATGTTCGAGGACGCCGATTCCGAGTGGATTGGCGAGCTCGATACGGACATCGTGCAGGCCATCGTTGATGCCGGGTTCAAGCTCAACGGCATCGGCTCAAACGCAGTGGAGGAGGCGGCGGGAAAATAGAACGCTCGCCGGTTCTCGCGTTCCTCTATCGGCTGGGCCTCAAAATCGGTGAGTGGAACGTCGAGGGGCCTGGCGGGCTGGCCGAGGTGATGCCGGTCGATCAACTCTACGGCTGGATGGGCTACTACCTGCTTGAGCCGTGGGGCGACGAGTGGCTGAGGGATGCGGTGCAGATCGCCAACCAATACAACGCCAACCGCAAGAAGAACTCGCCGGCCAAGAAGGCCGAAGACATCATGCCGGTGCCTAAGAGGGCACAAACGCCAGAACAAATCTTGAACGTGCTGCACGCGATACCGCGGAAGTGACATGGCCAACAACTTCGGCAGGGTTAACGTCAGCGTTACGGCCAGCACGGGCGGACTTACCGCGGGGCTCGCGTCTGCCGGAAAGCAGCTGAAGGGCTTTCAGCAGGCTGCGTCTTCGTCTGGCGACACGTTCGCGTCTTTGACTCAGGCCGGCGATGACGCGGGCGTTGTCTTTAGCGACGTGTCCGGTCTGTTCGGCACGTTCGGCTCGTCCATGCTTGCCATGGCGAAGAACGCCGGCATTGCCACGTTCGGCGTTCAAGTGCTGACGGCCGCGGTCAAGACGCTGCTGATTCCGCTGGCTGTGATTGGTGCCGTCACTGCACCGTTCCGGGCAATCGCGGACGCTGCCGGCAGGCTGGATGATGCGGGCAAATCTGCCGAGCGGCTTGGGCTGTCTATTGGCATCTTCCAGACGCTGTCGGCAGTGGCCGACGAGGTTGGCGTAAGCGTGTCGTCTGTATCGTCAATGCTGACGAAAATGCAGATGGCCCTAGTGAATGCCGCCGACGGCGCCAAGCCTGCACTTAAAGCTTTCGAGACGCTTGGGCTCAATCTCAAGGCATTGCAGGGCATGTCGCCCGCCCAGCAGTTCCAGGCGATTGCCACCGCCATTATGGCGATTGACGATCCGGCCCAGCGGACGGCGTCGGCTATTGCCGTGTTCGGCAAGAATGCCGCGCAGGCCATGGCGTTTATCAAGGCCGGTGCTGGCGGTGCAGTCGTCGAAATGGAAGAACTGCACCGTGTCTTCGGCGTGGACATCAGCGAAGAGCAGAGGCAGAGCATCAATCAGATGAATGATGCTTTGAAGCGGCTTGCCATTCCGGTTACTGGGTTCATCAATCAACTGACTGCTGGCATTTCAAACGCAATCGCCACTGCGTCAACCATTGTGCTTCGGTTCTTAAAGAAGAACGCCGACGGGTGGAGCCTTGCTGACACGATGGCCAAGGGCTTTACGGCCACTCTTCGGTTTATGTCTGCCGGTGTTACCACAATCTACGGCGGGTTCCAGATTCTTTGGGGGACTCTTGCGACCGGCGAGGCCATGCTGCAGAAGCACCTTGTTGGGCCGATGTTCCGTTTTCTTGCTGATTGGTCTGACGCGATTGGGACTTTCGTTGAGACGCTTGAGAACGGCTTCCGCCAGATGTTTCAGGTGCTCACCACGCCGCATCAGCACATGATGAGGCTATTGGCCGACGCGATGAACGCCATCGGGCAAGGTGCTATGGCCGAAAGGCTGCGTGGCACCGCCGACAAACTGGCCAATCTTGCGCAGGGTGATTCTGGGGCCGGCAACGCAATAAGGAATCGAGAGGGCTGGGCTCGCGGGATGGCTCTGCAGGCAGAGCTTGGTGCCGTGAAGCTTTTCCAGGAGGCCGCCAAGGCGCTGGACAACGGCCTTGAAAACATCGGCAACCCGTTTAAGGCGTGGGATGAAACGATGTTGGAGTTGATGAACAAGGCAAAGGACGAGGCGGCGAAGATCAAGAAGGCGCTGGAAGACGGCGGCGAAAAGGTCAAGGCGTCTGTTGCCGCTTCAAGCAAGGAACTCAAGGCCATCGTTGTTGGAACGTCCGAAGGCGAGGCGTTCCGCAACGCTCTTGCTCGCGGCGCAGATCCGCGGCTTGACGGCAAGGAAGACGCGAAGCGGGCCGCTGACGCTGGCGAGCGCACGGCCGACGAGATTGAAGGGCTTCGGGAAGACCTTGCCATGAACTTCGGTCTTGCGGCCATCCAGGTGTAGCCATGGGAATCCTTGACGTTCGGCGCATCCGCAAAGTTGCTCTCACGGAGACGCGATCCGCAACTGGCGTGCGTTCGTACGCCGGCAGCGAAGAATTGCTCGTCATCTTGGATGACCCACTGACGACGTTTGAGGAGATTGCCAACTCGACGGCCGCCTGGCCCAACATAGGCGGCGTCATTCCGCAACTGGGGTCGGCGATTCTCTATTCCGGCACGCTGCTCAACGTCACGTCACGGAAGTTCTCGTACCCAGACGAGGACAACGACCGCATCATCGGGCTGACGGTCAACTACGAAAGCCGCGAGCAGGAAGACGAGGACAACGAAGAGCCCAAGCCACCAGACTCATTCTTGAATATGTCGGTGAGCTCGGTTGTCTCTACGATTCCGGCCCGAGGGTGGTTTGCCAGGGACGAGGTGCCGCAGTTCAGTAGCAGCGAGGAAGGCAAGCCGGCACTGAACTCCGCGGACGATCCCGTTGACGGGCTTACGGAAGAAGTGTCGATGGTGAAGTTCTCCTACACCAACACCATCTGCTCTGACCCAAACTTTTCGGCACTCATTGCCTACGCCAACACCGTCAACGACGGCTCATTTCTTGGCGGCGAAGACTACACGGTGAAGTGCAATGGCTACTCCGCTGAGTACGACCAGAAGAACGGCATCTGGAGCGTCAGCGTTGAGTTTCTCTACAACCCAAAGGGCTGGCACATCTTGTACTACGACGTTGGATTCAACGAACTTCCTAACGTGTTTGAGCGTGCCGCAATCGTTGACAAGGCCGGGAATCCAGTCTCCAAGCCGGTTGCGCTCAATCTGGACGGCACCGCCAAGGACGTAGGCGAAGAGCCCGGCACGCGAAAGCTCTTCCCGTACAAGGTTGCCGACTTCCGGGACTTGTTCTCCAACTGCCGCATCTAGGAGCCGACGATGGCCAATGAGATTTCCGCTTCGCTGAGCCTGTCCGTGTCCAACGGGGCGTATGACGACCGCTTCTCTGCCAACAACGTCAAGGCCGACCAATCCGCCCAGTTGGGTGCCGCCGGCGTTGTCACTGTCGGCACCGCCGTGCAGACGCTGTCCATCGCCCCGGTTACTTCCGCCGGCTACGCCGCGTTTCGCAACCTCAACACGCAAACGAGCGGCACGCACTTCATCTCCGTGGGTGCCTACGTCGGCACGAACCTCCACGAGTTCTGCCGTCTCGAGCGTAACGCCGCGGCAGTGGTGCCGCTTGCCCCGTCGATCACAATCGGGCTCTCTGCCACGACGAGCACTGCCTACACCCAGGCGGCTCGGCTCCAGTACCTCGTTCTCTCCCGCTAATGGCCAACGCCTACGGCTTCTCAGCAGACGATGCGAAGCGAATCGGCCGCGCCGTCCGCGTAGTCGAGCGGCTACCGCCACAACTGCAGAACACCGGGCCGGCGACGCCGGAAGTCTCGCGTGGCGTGCGGCTGCTCCTGGCGAAGCACGAGAGCTCCAACGGCTGGGCCGTCAATGCGTCGGCCGTGGTGACGATCCACAACGGGACGCCTGGCACGCTGGCGAGTGCGTCCACCATCGTGGCGTACAACCAGTTTCTGACAATACCGAGCGGCACGGCGTGTACGACGAGGTGGGTGGCGTTGGGGCATAACGGGTTCGGGTGGTACGCCGTGGCACGGGAGCCGGCGTGTACCAGCACATGCTCAATGAGCGTGGCTGGCATCGACTTCTCTGCTGTCACAAGTTTTGACGCAACGAAGGTTCAGATTCTTGGGCACGACGGCGGAACGTCAACCACCGTCTGCGCGTCTCTTCGCTGGTACGACATCACCACCTGTTCGACAGCAGCATGACGCTCATTGCATGGCTCTCGGGGCCGGTGTTCAGAAACGGGGCCGTTGGCGTCGAGTCGTCCTGCTGCTGCTCGCAGAATGGCGCGTGCTGCGCACCGGACGGTTCCTGCACAATCACCACGGCAGTTGGCTGCCAGTGCTCAATCGGGCGGTGCTGCGGCCCGGACACCGTGACGATCCGAAACGGAACGGAAACGTACCGCAGGTATAGGGCGGAGAGCCGCCAAGCGTGTATTGACCGCGGCGGAACATGGCGGTGCGGGTCGTTTGGCCCGCTGTCAGTCGAAGGTTATTCAGGCGATCCGCTCTGCGAAAACAACGCTGGCACGTCTGAGTCAGTGTTTCAAGGCGATGGCACCGTTTGCAGTCCCAACCCCTGCAACCCGTTCCCATGATTACCGGCCCGCGTGTCATGTTTGAGGCTCGCTGCAATGAGCGTGGCTACACGCTCAATCAAGTTCGTGCGTGCATCGTCAGCGAAGACGGCGACACGATCACCGTGGACGAGACGCACAAGGCGTACCCTTGGCCCAAGCCCGGCCTAGGCGACATGGTGGCCGCCGGGCTCTCCGCCATCGGCATCACCAAGGAGCGAGTCTCTGCCGCTGTGGGCGGTGACTGCGGGTGTGCCAAGCGACAGGAAGCCTTGAACGCCCTGGGCCGCAAGGTCGGCATTGGTTGACTCGCCCGCTACGGTGAGCAGTGAAAGGGCGAGCCGTGGCAGACGATCACCACGTCACGATTGACGGCAAGCGTTGGCTGTTGCGTTTCACCAAGCTGAAGGGTGACGCCGCTGGCTGGACGTTCTTTGACAACGCGAGCAAGCCCCGCATCCTGATTGACGAAAAGCTCCGTGGCGGGGCGCGGCTCGAGACGATCCTGCACGAGCTGCTCCACGCGAGTCTCGGGCCAAACATCAGCGAAGAGGCGATTACCGAGGCCGCGAAGGTGCAGCGGCGGGTGTTGACGATGCTCGGCTACAAGGAGGTGCCAGATGGCGGGTGACGTTATCACCGATATGGCCCGGCGGCTCTGTAAGCGTCACCCAGACGCCCCGGCGAGGACGCTGGCCCGCCGCCTAGTGAAAGACTCCAAGGGGGCCATCACCATTGACCAGGCACGCAAGCGGATCGCTCGCCAGTTCGGCGTCCACGGCGTGAAGGCACGCAAAGAAGTGAAGCCCGCTGCACCTCGCCAGCCACGCCAAGCCGGCGAGCAACGCGCGATGCCAAAGAGTATGGCCGAAGCATGGACGCCGCATGTCATGGACGTGCTCGGGCCTGTCGGCATCATCAGTGACGTGCATGTGCCGTATCACTCCGAGATTGCCGTGGCCGCTGCCATTGGCTACCTCAAAGAACAGGATCTGTCTGGCCTGCTGCTGAACGGCGATATCGCGGACTTCTACGCCATCTCGCGATACATGAAAGACCCAGCACAGCGGGACTTTAAGGGCGAGCTCGACGCCGTGCGGACGTTCATTGAATGGGTTCGCCACGAGTTCCCAGAGATCCCCATCGTGATGAAGGCCGGGAATCACGAGGAGCGGTGGACGCACTGGCTCTGGCAACACGCCGCAGAAATCAGCGACGACCCGCGAATGAGCCTGGGGGCGTGGCTAGACTTGGACAAGCACAACGTGACGCTTGTGGAAGACCAGCGGCCCGTGATGCTCGGCAAGCTGCCCGTGCTGCATGGTCACGAACTTCCTCGAGGAATGGCCGCTCCGGTGAACGTCGCTCGAGGCGTGTTCTTGCGGACGGGTTCCAGTGGGCTAGTGGGCCATTCCCACCGCACCAGCAACCACGCCGAATCCGACATGTGGCACCACGAGACGGCATGTTGGAGCACCGGGTGCCTGTGCGATCTGCGGCCCGACTACGCCCGTATCAATCGCTGGAACTGGGGCTTCGCAATGGCCACCGTCCACAAGGGTGGAGCATTCGACGTGCAGAACTATCGCGTGATGTCTGACGGCACGGTGCGGACTGCTTGACGCTTTCCTGAAACTGCATGTTTGCCGGTTCCAGAAATACGCCCAAAGGTGGACAATATGACGACTGACATGCTCGACGCCAACGAACTTCTCCGCGCCGCCGTGGCCGCTCGAAGCGAGGCCCAGGCCGCGGGCAAGCCGCATGAGGAGTGGTATGGCGTGTCGCAGGCCGCGACGGAACCTAGGTACATGGATGAAAGTACCGAGGAAATGCAACGCCTCCGTGGCGACGGGCTCACGCGAGAACAGCCGAGCACCTCGCAGCGGTTCCTTGACTTGCTGGACGAGATGCGGCGGCTCCACGAATCCAAATCAAAAGACTATGGCAGTGAGACTGACCCGCTGGCCAACATCCGGCAGGGGGCCGAGTTCGTCGGCATTGAGCCGTGGCGTGGCTGCATGGTTCGCATTGCCGACAAGGTGCAGCGGCTCAAGACGTACTGCCGCACCGGGCGACTCGTTCACGAGGGCGTGCGGGACACGCTACTGGACCTTTCGGCGTACTCGCTGCTGGCCATCGTGCTCTTTGATGAGGGCAACGATGTCTGAGCCGCTGACCGCCGACGACATCGCACGAATGACGCACCGAGCCCGCCGGTTCCAAGGTGCGTGGACCGGCACCAGCGGCACGCTCGCGGCCGACGTGATGCGGCTCCTGGAGGAGCGTAGGCGGCTCCTCGCGGAGTTGGCGTTGGCGAAGCAGACGACCTAGGCCAGGGCTTGAGCGGCGCGGGTTTTCACCCTTTCCCCGCGTCGCTCGCCCTGTGCTGGGTACGGCATTTCACGCTGATTGCCTGACAGGCAATAACGGCGAAATGCCATGCCCGGCCCGTGTCACGTTTTGCGGCACAAAAACTTGGCTACCGCGGCAATCCGGGCCCGCCGTCTAGGGGCGGCAGCAGTTCGTGCGGCTTCGGCCCGCGTTCCGACATGCGGGGATCTAGGTACCACCGCTTCGTGACGGCAGGGCTGGCGTGGCCGGCGAATGCCACGGGATCACCCCCTGCCCCAGCAATCTGGGAAATCGCGGTTCGGCGGATCTGATGCCAGGCCAGCCGCTTTCCGCTGAGCCCCGCCACCGCCATGATGGTCTTTAGCCTGTGGTAGACGTGTGTTGGTGCCTGCGGCCACGGCAGCAGTTCTGGGTGTCCTTGGGCCACCACTCGGTCCAGCCTGTCACAGAGGCTTTCTGAAAGCCCGTAGACGCGGCCTCGACGGCCGCCCTTCCTGGCGGCTGGTTGCACCGTCAGCGTTGGCCGGCGGTAGTCGGTGGCCGGCGTGGCCAATAGAGCCCCGATTCGCTCGCCTGTCTCGTACGCCAGTTGGATGGCCGCAGAAAACCACTGAGACGCCGGGATCGTGCCTACGGCGCCCGCCGCCTGGCCGGCGGCTGCGAATAGCCTCTGCATCTCCTCGACCGTCCAGGCGGTCGGTACGCGGTCTGGCAGCACGCTAGGCGGGCACGTCGGCATCCGTTCCAGCCCCGGCACCCGACGTTCCCACGCGAGTCGAGCCAAGGCGAGAAGCTGCGTCCGCTCCTTTTCCGCGGTGTATGGCGACCGGCTGGCGGCTCGATGCTCCAGATACCGGGCCAAAAGCAACTCGTCTAGGTGCTCGATGCCGGCGGCGTCCGCGATCCCCTCGGCCTCGAGCCAACGCGAGAACTGAATGAAGAGGTTGTCATAGAGCCGCACCGTCTGCTGGCTGCGGCCCCGCAGCTTGAGTGGACGGTAGGTGGTTTTGAAGAACTCGGAGAGCGTCATGGCGTCGGCCTTTGCGTGAACAGATTTCCACTACTCGCGATAGTGTACAAACCCCGAATCCTGCCCCCGCCATTCTGATTTGGTCGTTTCGTCAGGTGTCTGCACCCTACTGCCGCGGCTAACGCCGGGGCAACGAATGGGTTGAATGGGGTTCTGGACGCCGGTGCGTACTGTTGCTTTGACGCAACTTCAAAAGTCGCGTAGCATTTGGGTCATGGTGGCAATGGCTGTCGATTACGATTGGATCTCGGTGCAGCGGGCCGCAGAGCTGGCTGGATGCTCCGAGCAATACATCCGCCGTCTCGTGCTGGACAACATCAGCCCCGGCGACAGCCGCACGTCCAGCGGGCCGCTTGAAGGGTGGCGAGCCAACGGCAAGGCGTGGATGGTCAGCCACAAGTCGGTGCTCGAGTTCTCCAAGACCCTGACAACCAGGGCAAAGAAGAACGCCAGCAAGCGAACTGCGAAGAAGTCCCGGAAAAAATAGGGCTTTCCGCAGCTAGGAAAAAATCTTTTCAAGTCCCCTTGACCGTAGTTGCGATAACGCTATCTTAGTCGCCGTGGCATGGATGCTGCGGCTGAAACGTCACGGAGGAAACGAGATGAACGTCGAGCTCTGGGTCGAACTGGTTTTGGTCATCGTCCGCATCATTTCCGCGGGTTCTTTTGATGCCCTGTAGTGGCAATAACGCAACCTGGAAAGATGCTTGACCAGATAGTGAACATCCGTATATCTTGCCCCATCACAAGAAGGAGACAGCCATGACCATGACAAACAGCACCAGCCCTGCGGAAAAGGAGTACCTAGCCGCAGTAGCCGGCCTGCACGAGCAGACCGTCAGCCGTCGCGTCTACGCCGTCGGAGACTTCGTGAGCGGCGTATCCGCCGGCAAGCGATGGAGCGGCCGGATCTGGAACGTGGAGGGCAACCGGCTCTCAATCGAGATCGACGGCGGCTGGCTCGCGGTGAGTGCCAACGATGTCACGCATTGACGGGTATGCCACGGTTAAGTGACAGGACCGGCGTCCAGCGGAGCTAGTCGCCGGAAGGAGTGGGGCGGAGCCCCAGCAGCAAGGACGCACGAACCCGCCCGCCAGCATGATGCGAAACGGGCTATTCATACCAGGAAAACGACACGAATCGTCGTTTTTGAAATACGAAAGGACGCGACATGACGACGGAAATCAGCACACAACGAGCCAACGGGCTGGCTCTTCAATCATTCGACGACGCCTTCCGGTTCTCCAAGATGGTGGCGGCCAGCGAGTTTGCCCCCAAGGACTTCAAGGGCAAGCCCGAGTCGTGCCTGCTGGCTATCCAGCACGGTAGCGAAGTAGGCCTGAGCCCGATGCAGTCTCTCCAGAGCATCGCGGTCATCAACGGCAGGCCGACGATCTGGGGCGACGCCGCCCTGGCCCTGGTGCAGAGCAGTGCGGTCTGCGAGTACGTCCGCGAGTTCACCGAGGGCGACGGCGACAACATGGCCGCCGTCTGCGAGGCCAAGCGTCGAGGCTACCCGGCGCCCACGACGGTGCGGTTCTCGGTGGCCGACGCCAAGAAGGCCGGCTTGTGGGGCAAGTCCGGCCCGTGGACTCAGTACCCGGCTCGGATGCTGACGCTGCGGGCTCGCGGCTTCGCTCTGCGGAATGCGTTCGCTGACGCCCTGCGTGGGCTCATCACGGCCGAGGAAGCCCAGGACTACCCGGCGAGCGAACCGGCGAAGGAGCCTGTCGTGGTGCGGCCCAAGTTCACCGAGCCGGCTACGCCGAAGGTGGAGGCCACCGCAGTGGCAACGGCCACGTTCACGGACATGGAGCGGAGCCGCACGGCCATCAACAAGGCTTCTGCGGTGCCAGCCCTGGAGCGCATGCAGGCCATCATCGACGAGCGGCTGAAAAGCGGCTTTTACTCGCCGGCCCAGGCCGACGAACTGTTGAACTTGATTCACGGCAAGCTCGATTGGCTCACCACCCAGCCCGAGGACCGCGGGCAGGAGTTCCCGCACGAGGCCTCACAGCACGAGGTGCAGGCATGACACGCTACCCCACCATCACCGACGTGATCGTGTACTTGCGAGCCAGCGGTCAGTTGGCCATGGCGCTGGCCGTCGAGCGGCTCCAGGGCAACTACGGCCGGCTCAAGGAAGCGAGCGAGGCCAACGTGGAGGCGTACCGACGGCTCCAAGCGAAGTACGAACCGCGACCGCAGCAGCCGCCTGGACCAACCTGGACCGGAGATTGACTCAACGCCGGGCTCGCGGCGTCAACCGGTGCTAAGCCGGCGAGCAGCCATCGCACTTTAGAGGCGTCATATCAGTGCAGCCGCGGCCGACGCACTTCACGTTGGTGACGCGACCGGATGCCGCACGTTACGCGGCCAAAACACGCGAAAGGATTTGTGATGAGCGACGAGACGTACTTTGTCACCGCAGACGGCCGCGCGATGTGCCGGTGCTACGACTGCCGCTGCCTCGTTGAGTTGATGCATGGCCGCAAGCTCAACGTCGAGGTTGGCGAAGGCGGCAAGGTTGTTGGCGTGTTGTGCGACAAGTGCCACGCCACTCTTGAAAAGGCCAAGAACGTCTCTTGACGGCTGTGCCATGGTGGGCACGGGTTCCAAAACGCAACGCACGGAGGCAGTGACATGCCGCAGGTTTACGAAGACATCATCGTTGACGCCGAGTTTGCCGCACTCATTCCGCCGCTGTCTGCCGAAGAGCGACAGCAGCTGGAAGACAACATCGTCGAGCACGGCGGTGCTCGAGATCCGCTTGTGGTGTGGGTTCCGAACGAATGGACACCGGACGGGTGCAAGAACCCGCTTGTGCATGACAGTCCTGATGGCATTGACGATGGTTCGGCTGACGAGACGCTCAAAGGCGTAGCGGTATGGGACGGAGATGACGGAGATACCTATTTTTCAGAAGACTGGCCCAGAACGCTGCTTGACGGCCACAACCGCTACGAAATCTGTACGCGGCTTGGGCTGCCGTTTGATATCGAAGAAATGCGGTTCAGTGACCGCAGCCACGCCGAAGAGTGGATCATCCGCAATCAGTTCGGCAGGCGGAATCTGTCGGCCTACGTGCGAACGCAACTGGCGTTGCGGCTTGAGGAGACGGTCGCGGCCAGGGCAAAGGCAAATCAAGTTCGCAAGCCTGCGGATTCTGTTTGTCAGAAATCTGACAAACAAACGATCGACACGAAAAAGGAAATCGCCAAGGTTGCGAACGTCTCGCATGACACGGTGGCGAAGGTCAAGAAGATCGACGCTGCCGAAAAGGCTGGCAAGGTTGACTCGGAGACTGTCGCAAAACTGCGAACTGGTGAGGTCTCGATTAACCGCGTCGTCCGCGACTTGAAGGATCAAGAGGCAGCAGCCAAACGGCAAGAACAGAAGGCCGCAGCGGTGGCAAAGCGGCAATCGGTTGACGGTCTGTACCTCGGCGACTTCCGCAAGATCGGAGACAAGATCCCGGACGCATCGGTAGACCTGATATTCACCGACCCGCCATACGACCGAAAGGCGATTGAACTGTACGACGGACTTGGCGAGTTTGCGGCCAGGGTTCTTCGACCAGGCGGCAGCCTCATCGCATACGTCGGCCATATCCAACTTCCCGACGTGCTGACTGACCTTTCGCGTCATCTGCGCTACTGGTGGACGTGCGGGTGCTTCCACAGCGAGGCAAAGGCACGCATGACTGAATACGGCATCGTCGCAGGCTGGAAGCCGATCGTCTGGTTCGTGAAAGAAACTCGTGGCGACAAGCAGACGTTTATCACTGACGTTGTGACCGGCGCTCGAGAGAAGTCGCACCACGATTGGCAGCAGGCCGTTTCGGAGGCCCGGTACTTCATCGACCTTCTGACTCAGCAAGACGATTTCGTCGTCGATCCGTTCTGCGGAGGAGGGACGACGCCGGTTGCCTGCATCGAGTCTGGCAGGAAGTGGGCGTCGTTTGAGATCGACGACGCCAACTTCGCCAACGCTTCGTCTCGAATCAAGGAGGTCATGGATGACCAGACCATTCAGTAATCGGGCGCACTGCCCGAACTGTAAGTGCGAGATGACACTTGAAACTTCGCTTGGCCGCTGGCTTCGTGGCAGATCTGACCTTCGCTCTGAAGATGGCATCAATATCTACGACGAAGACCACTTCTGCGACCGCCGGGTTGTTCACAAGTTCAAGGAAAACGGCGACCGTAGCGCGCAGTGCTACATGACCATTGAGGTAAAGGAATATGGGTCTTACCCATCGGATGCACAACGATCAACGTTTGCCATCCTCAGCGGATACCTCAAGAACTTTTTCGGAAACAGGCACACGCGGCGCGGCGCTACGAGTGACATCGCCGGAAAGCGAAAGCGGGTGTGGGATCCGGTTTTCGAGAGGTGGGTTCGTGTTCGTCACTACGGATACCACTTGCTGCAGTTTGAGAAGACGAGCCCCGACGACTCTGCGTGGATCAAGTGGGACGGAAAGCAGATCACGGCTGACCAGCTGGTGGCTCTGCTGCGGTTTGACATTCACCCGCTGACTCTTAAGCCGATGGATGCACGGGACCACCATCGCCAAAAGACGTTCCCTCTCTTGTCGGAGTAGCAGCGAGATGGCCGGTGAATGGATACCCATCGACTGCAACCTGGGCACGAAGCCCGAGGTGCTTGAGCTGGTGGACGAGACTGGCGTACCTGTTGAGGTTGCCGTCTATCGTCTCATCCAGTTGTGGTCGTGGGCCGCCATGAACACGGCAGACGGCACGATCCGGGCCACCCCGGCCCGCGTCGCT